GAAGCTTGGTCGTAGAGTGTTGACGCCAAAAAGGACATCAACAGTGACCAGCCAACCAAGGTATTCTTGCTTGTAGGCCGCTTGAGAACGGGGATTCTCTTGCATCGCAACCGCTGCTGCATCCTGATGGAAGAAGAGGTGGTTGTTCTGGTTTGGAGTCGTAGTCACCTGAACGAGGTTCTGGGACATGTAGACTCTTACACCATAGATTTCACCAATCTGTCCATTGCGGATAGAGTTTTGGTCACCACTGACACCGATTGCATCGTAACGAATGTACTTATCAATCGCCAACATTTCTTGTTTACCTTGAGGGGTAACAACAAATGATCGGTCAGTTTGCGGAGCTTTCGCGTCGTCCAGATAACGGTTTACGAAGAGGATCACCTGGTCGTTCAGCGCTGTACCAAATGCACCGTAAGCGGTAAAGCTGTTGGTCATTAAGGTAGCGATGATGTTATCGACCTTGGCAGCAATTGCGTAAGCAGCTGCTTGGGTGTAATCCGTACGCAAATCGTATTTAGCCTGGATTTTCTCAATATCTTCCAGCAAGAACGAAGACTCGTAGTGCTGGTTAATAGTGATGACTGTTGAGGTTTCTGTGTTGTAGTTCAAAGTAACGAGTGTGTTCTGTACTTTTAGGTTAGCTGTGATAGTTCCGAGGTTAGGAATTTGCACAGTCTGACCGTAAGCCTGAATATCTGCATCGTAGTGTCGGATCAAGGGGAGTAGAACGAGGTTCGCCTTAACGAACATCAATACTTCTGAGCTCCAAACGTTGGGCGAGCTGTTATCCCTCTTTCGAGGAGTTACATCATTTCTGTGTAACTCTGCAGCTTATTGTGTACGCTGCAGACCGGACTATCACTTCGGGATTTCTCCCGTTCACTCAGTTAGTCTCTGCAAGTGGCGTGCGTTGTGTGAGGGCTTTTAGACTTCTTGCTATCTCTAGCCGTCTATCAAATAGCTCCTGAGAGAAAGAAAAGTGGTTTGGGTGGAGCATTGGAAGTTCCAAATACTCTCGCATAAGCACTACTTGTTCTTTCTTCACAATCATGTACGGTTCTATATCATCTAGCAGAACTTTCATTCTTGGTCGTGACTTAATCTCAACCGTATAGACTTCTTTCCCCGTAGCTGTATTCTTATTTCGTTTATAAACATGTCCTGCATAAGTCTCACCTATCATAGTAATGACCTTCTCAGCGTTCATGCCTGCTAAACAAAGTTTAAGAACGCACTGGTAAGTGATATTTTTAGAAGTTGCCTTTTTGCAAGGTATCAATCCTAAATATCCTTCCCCGTCTACTAACCCTGCTAAGTATTGTGGACTCATAGTCTCAGCATACCATAGTGTAGGTCAGTAGACAACCTTCTTGAGGGTTGCCGACTTCTCGGTGTTCCCCATTGATTAGAGTGAATTGTAAATGTGCTATTTATGCAAGTACGTTAAACTTGCCACATCTTTCCGCCATTCAAAGAAAACGGAAAACGTTACCGGCTGTGACGCCAATGTTTACGTTACCAGAGCCATAAGCGCCAGTAGTTGTCATGAGATTATCTCCGGATTAGGTTGAAAGGTTCAACCCTGAAGCGCAGCGTTTATCTTGTCCAGATTCTTCTTGTACCATTCGGTATCACCTGCATGTTGTCCGACAATCTGGTCTACATTATCTGCTGTAATCCGAGCGTTAGCACCGGCAGCGACGTTTGTAGCGCTAGCTTTAGGGAGAGCTGCCCGACCTGCATTTTCAGCAGCGGCAAGTGCTTCTTTCTTCCCAGCTTGGCGTTCAGCGACTAGTTTCGTAGCATCAGTAATGGAACGACCCTTGGCAATGTCTAGGACACTGTCTAAGTCGCTCGCAAGCCACGGCTTTTCTTCCAGAATATCAACCATTGAACCTTCAAACTGTTTGGCTTCGGGATGATTTACGTAGAAACTTAACGCTTCTACCTCATTCTTTAACGCCTGATAGTCTTCTGCCCCAGCAGCCGTGTTGGCTTCTGTTACAGCGGTTTTCAGTTGACCTTCTTTTTGACCCTTTTTGCCTAAAGCTTTCTCGCTTTCGCGGTACATTTTGGCAATCTTGAGGGGATCGTCAAGAGGAAGATTTTTCTTAGCCGCCCAATCCTTGAGTTCAGTGTCGTCTGAGTTATCCACTTGGGACTCAGATTCATCTGTCTCGCTAGTTTGAGAGGTATCCTCGTCCTGATTAACCGCCTCTGTATTTACATCCGTTTCCTCCAGTTGTGCTGTTTCAGCGCCGGTATCTACGGAATCAGAAGTTGTGGTGTCACCTGACATCAGTTACCCTTTCATTAAAGTTAGAAGTACGTACACTCTGGACAGATAATAACTAATGCAGTAGCGCTTGTCAAAATTTAGCCCGAGCCAGGGAGTGTAAACCTAGCTCGGAGTAGGCTTCGACAAATCATCTAGCATAGTCCTGATCTCATAACTAGTCCCAATTTTTGCCATCGCCAGGCCTTTTTCCTCCAAAGTTTTAGCTTTCATGCCTTCCATTTGGTACTTGGCTTCCGTGAGTTTAAGACGGTTAAACAAATCAACACCCGCAGGGGAAGCTAGGAAGTTTTTGTAACCGTTCTTAATTGTTTCGTCCATTTAAGCGTTCGCCATGTTAGGAACATTTGCTACACCGCTAGTCGGCGCGCCCACAGGCGGGCTGCCAGCAGTTTGCATGCCTGCTTGTTCATATGCCTGTGAGCCTCCTTGTCCTGGAGCACCACCGTGGATCATCGCTGCGTTCAATGCAACCTTATTTGGGTCAACAGGCGATGCATTTATCCCTGTTTGCTCTTCGCGGTAAGGTGATGGTTGTATACCAGATTCGCTCAGCAACTCTGCCTGTTCGTCAGGGTATAGGTCGGTAAACTGGATTGTTTCCATGAGTTTTGGTACGACTGTAGGAGGCGGAGGCGGTTGGGGGGGAGAAATAAGATTTGCGGCATCTCGCTTACTCATATCAAATATCTGAGTTGAAGCCATTAAGAAAAGTCCCTGCTGGTCTATAAAAGGTAGTTTAGAAGCGAGCAAATAGAATTGCATAGCCTGTTGGCGCTGAGTTTCCTTAATATTGTCGGCGGTCGCTCCCAGTTTAATCTGTACGTCCCAATCTCCTAAGTACAGTCCCGGGTTATAAGTCGCCCAGGTATTGCCCTGTTGCCCCATAACCCGAATTGGTATTTCTTTATCAATGTAGATTTGCATAATCTTCCACATGTTCTGAGCGAGGATTCGCATACCCTCATTTTCAAGATTCTGAATCTTAACCTTAAACCGAGCACCCAACTGAACGAGTTGTTGGTTAATCTGATAGGCTGATTGGCGACCCGTAGTATTTAAAGTGCCCATAACAGGTTCGTTCGCACCACTAGCAGTTTGCATTTCTTGCTTGATTCTCGCGATTTCGTTATCGGCATCTGCTCCGATTGGCTGCGTCGGGATCTGTTCTAACGCTCCGGGAGGAATAGTAAAGACCGCCCCAGGGACCGACTGGATCTCGTCAATCTTCTGGGCAAAACTCGGGTCCAAAGCCCACATACGGTTTAACTGGTAGGTCAAGTTGTCAGACTTCTGAGACTGCACATCATTCAGCCGTTCCTGGGATTCGGCTATAATTTCAACATCCCCCCGGGCATACCATAAGTTCACATCAGTCAGGTTCCGAAATGGCGCAACTGGGATAAAGGGTTCAATTTCTGGCATCTGGAAAGACACCGGATTACCCTGATTATCCACTGAGTTAATTGTCTTCTCGGCTCGCTTGAATGGCGTAGGGACTTCTTCGATTACAACTGTTCGGTTAGCGATGGTCACCATCTTCTGCTTATCGTAATAAACAATGCACTCTACCATTCCCTTGGTATCCTCTAAAACTGCGTCTCCGAGCATTTCTTCACGTTCTTGTTTGGCAGTCTTGTCATCGCCGTCGTCATCGTATTCGCCAATCTGATCCAGATCCTTATACCGAGGAGTCTGGACTTCGCTTTTAGGATCTTGTGGGTCGTACTCGCCATTAGCGACCGTTTCATTCTTAAGATTATCTAGAGTCGTGAGGTAGCGGTAACCACCTTTTTCTAATGACTCATAGTCGGTAGCGTTAACATCGAACCAACAATCCCTAGCACTGACAACTTTCTGACAAGGCAAGCCCTCATCTCCAACATAACTCCAGATATAACAATTACCTGTAATCAGATATTCATTAATTGTTGTGTCAAGCTTCTGCCCCATGTTGTCTTTCATCCAGGCGTAGTTAAACAAATCAGTTAAGGTGCTTACATCGCCCTTTTGGTCGGGATGAGTTGGCAAGAACTCTATTTCTAAGTTTCCATTAATAAGATGGGCTTTAATGCCCTGTATTTCAGTGTACGTTTCCGGGATAAAGACATCGGTGTTCCCGTCATAGCCGATACTAGTTCGCTGGTTGTTGTACAACTTCCAGCACATGCTCCAAGTATCCCAAAAACCTGATTCGGTATATTTACGGGATTCTTTAAAAGCCTTTAAAACCTTATTAAGTGTACTATTTGGATCGGGGGTGCCATCTGAGTTCGTGTCAGTCGGAGTTTGAGTCGGAGTTTGGACTTTTGCCATAAGATAATCCTAGCATATTTCTAACGGTTTAACACAGCCTTCTTTTTAAGTAAAGCCTTATTTTTTCGGTGCTGTGCCATATACTTACTCGGGTATTTAGATTTAACAGCAAATTTAAACTGATTAATAGGATTCCACTCGAATAACTGCAAGGCGATAGCCGTCGCTATGACGGTATCATCGTGTTGTCCTTCTTGGGCATTGGTTCGCCCCCTCGGATCACGGATATAGGTCATGCATTCCCGAATAAAAATCTTATCAAGATCAATAATTTGATCCGTAGATATGGCTTCGCTTAATCCGTCAATCATTAACGGCTTAGTCCGAACGTCTGTACGCCACCCTAGTTTGGAGGTGTATTCTTCATAGCGTTCGTCAATGCCCATTTCTCGCCGGTAGAGATTTGAATACCCGACATCTCGAAGTCGCTGCACAGTTGTTAGCCCGTGGTTATTAATCTCGGCTCCAATAAGCGCATTGTTATACCACCTACCCAGCAGACTAAGATATTCCCCAAAATCTGCCGGTTCCATATCTCCTCGGAAGCGAGCCACAGTCTGGTGAGTGCTTTTGTCCATCACCGTAGCAACACTGAAGTCCTCAGCAATTCCTTCAGCCACATCAGCCCCAATAACATACTCGTGATTCGGCTGTGGCTGAACCCAGATCTTTAGTGGTGCGCCCTCTATTAGTTTTGGAACGACATTAAGCTGTTTCATGGCGTCCCGACGCTCTATTAGCTCATAGGTTGATGGTTCGGTGCATTTCAGTTCCATTTCGCTGAGCTTCTGAACGTTAAATCTCGGAGTCCCACTAGCCAGAAACGCCTCGCTATCAGTGAGGGGATATTCCTGGAAAAACCGCTTTTCATCGCCAGAAAATTCCAACATCTTCTTTCTGCGCCAATAGATCTGCCCATAGGTAAGTCCGTGTTCTTTACGAACTTTCTTTTCCTCGGCATTCAGCCGGAAGTGATGCGGTGGTTTAAGACTGTACTCCTCGTGTATTTTCCACGGGAAAAACAGCGGCTCAAAGGCACTCTCCCCGCGCTTAGCCGCCTGCCAGGTGGTATGGAAATAATCCCCTATACCATTCGCCGTACTCTCCAAAAAAATCGCCGTATTCGCCATTAATGGGACTGCTTGCATCAGCCCAGCCACAATCTCCTGCCCTTTGGGCCAGAGCGCGACCTCGCTGGCATGCAACCACTGGACAGTTTGTCCCCGTCCAGTACCCGAGTTCTCAGCTGTCGCGGTATCAATCTGACTCTTAAGCCCCAATTCCGGAGATTGTTCGTTATCAAAGGTGATATCATTTCTCGTGTTATACCTCGTGCTGGGCTTGAAATTAGGAAGGGAATTATCAAAGAATGTCCGGAACATATTGTATAAGTATTCGCTCGTATCCGTGTTATGGGCTATAATTTTACTCTGCTGCCCTTTATGGGTGATGGTCCACCAGTAAATCAAGGCCTCTACGATCGTACTCACCCCCTGCTGCCGGGCTTTTAAGATAATAAATCGGATTGGCTCTCCGCTGTCCAGTTTCTCCAATACCTTTTCGATAACAATCTTTTGTATATGGTTAGGTTTCAGCGGGACGATCTTACCATCTTTAGTCCGTATTCGTAAATTTAACTCACAGAACTTGTTAAAATCCTGAGCTATTTCCTTGATCTTTGCTTTTTGGGCTTCTTTATCCATTGACTGATATTATATACTAAACCTATGGAAACATGCCCTCGTTGCAATAAACCCCTACAACCAGATTTACCCCACAAATGCACAGCTTGGTAAGTTGGTTCCTAACTTTCACAGGAATTAATAATGAGTCAGGCTATTGGTATGCTTTTTGGAGCGGGTTTGCAGGTGATCTGTTTATCTTCGGAGCGATTATCACTCTATACAAACATCACAACTGTTCTCAGTCGCACTGCCTACGCATAGGTCGCCATCCCGTAGAAGGCACTCCCTACAAAACTTGCCACCGGCACAGCACCGTACCCTACCACCGGGCCTTATCTAGGGTTTATAAACGCGAGCATCCAGCGCAACACAAACTGTTTAATGAATAGCAAACTCGCAACCTTTCCTCATACAATTAAATCTCATAGTTGGATGTCCAGTACAAATCCCAATCTCTTTGACTGCTTCCAGGGCATCTTCTTTTGTTTTAATAATCTTAGGAGTCTTAACCTCTTTTATTCTCAGCTTGCTAGGTTTACCTGACCAATATTCAACCAGTAGGGTATTGACCAACTCTGATTTGTTCAACTCAGCATCA